AATGGCACTTTCATATCAATCATTCTATCAACATCAATACCTTGACCTTTTTCACCAAGTATTTTTTCTGGCGAAATATTATATTGAATAATGATATGAGGATACAGTGAATTAATATCAAACGATACAATCCAATCGTGACCACCAAGTAAAGGTTCTTTTACATATGCACCTTCATACTTGGTTTCTTTACTGTGTTCTTCTCTAGGCGGAACACAAATGTTCTTTTTCATCAAGTGGTTTGCAATCAGTGTGTCCCAAACTCTAACTTGTGAAAAGATATCATCATAATTTACTTTTGATTCATATGCAACGGTCAAACTTAGTTCAATAAGACCAAGTTTATCTTCTAGGCCATCAACAATCTCAACGTCTTGAATATTATAATCTACAAACTTTTGAAAGTCATTTGTATAAAACTCTTTAAATGTATCAAATGGATTTTCATTCTTCGGTTGATTTAGTTCTAGTTCACCGATAAAATCAAGTTTGTAACTTTCTTGTCGTTGAGGAATAAACCATTTGTACAAGTCAAGGTAATCTAACATTGCAATACCATATACATCATATACAGTTTGTACACGACCTTGTACATTAATCTCCATACGATTGATTAGATTCCAAGGCGAAATACGATTTGCAACTTTATCACCTGCAATTAATTTAAGTCTGTTTACTAGATATGGTAAATCAAAGAATTTTGTATTCCAACCAGTGATAATATCTGGATGATTTTTAATCCAAAACTTCATAAACTCAAACATGAGTTCTTTTTCATGTTTACATTTTACATAAGTTACATCTGTTCTATCTGTGTGATAGTCACCGACACCCCAAGTAATAATAGATTTGTTAGATTGATTTTTTACAGTAAGACAAATAATTTCTTCTTGTGGATTTTCTACATCTGGAAAACCATTTTCACAAGTCGTTTCAATATCAAGTGTAAAGATTTTAATTAGGTCTTTGTCCCACTGAATATTCTCTGGATGTTCTTGACCAATATATTGATAGTGATATCTTTCAAGACCAAAAATAGGAGAATTTGCCGTAGCAACTTCTTTTCGAAACTTACGAGCCGCCGAAATATCTGTGAATTCGATAGGTTTTAGGTTTTGACCTTGTAGAGTTTTATATACAGAATGTTCTTGTGTTAATGCGTAGAGAGTAGGACCGAAATCAATTTTTTCTTTATACTCTTGGCCATCATGTATACCTCTAACTAAAAGTTTACCTCTGTGTTCAATTACATTTTTATAAAAGTTCATCATTCCTCAAGTGTACAATTAATCCATCATGTTCTTTTTTGAGTTCAATCTGACAAGACAATCTACTTTTGTCTTCTTTGAAATCATGTTGATATTCTAACAACATATACTCAGGTGTATTATAGTCTATTTTTTCTAATTTGTCAACCCATGTATCGTCTAAAAATACATGACAAGTAGCACAGGCACAACACCCGCCACAAGTAGCAGGTATTTCTTCGATAGGCACTTCACTATAAAACTTAGCAGCCTCCATCAAAGTTGTACCATATGGCACTTCAACTCTAATTTTAGAGCCGTTTCTGACAAAATAAACAGTGACCATTACAACTTCGGTAATTTAGTTTCTGTAATAAGTTCTTTATTTGGTGTTAAGATTTTACTTGTGTTTGCTTGATACGATTTCAGAATATCACCTTTTGGTTTTGCCATTGTGACAATCTTATCGTGGTTAATTAAAAACGGTTCATCTTCAGCGAAAGGAAGATAAGGGCTCATCATCAACTGCATTGGTTGACCTGGTGCCGATTGTGTTGGAATAATCACAAAAGCCTTTTCAATTGTCACTGTATCTGGTGTATCTGTTACCACCTTACAAATAATATCTTCACCTGTACTCATTCTAATAATTTTAATCATAATATCCTCACTATATCACAACATTGACGATTAGTCAATGCTGAATTTGGTTGTTATAACATATTTTCTTCTAGGGTTGACCATGACATTTAATCTATTCATAAACTCACGGTCTAGCAAGATAAGTGTTCTCTCATCTCTATCATCAAGGGTAAATTCTACATCTTTGTAAATACCACCTGCGAATTCTACATCTAATTTAACTACATATCTAGTTTCTTCATAATCTCTTAAACCGCCTACTTTGATTTCTTCTTTTCTGATAATAGTCGATTCAATGGTCTTCCCAAGTAAAGTCCATTTAATAGATTTACCAGAAACCTCATACTTGTCAGCATGAATGACTGGCATACCAGAATTACCAGTATCGAACTTAGCGATAATTTCTCCGAAAGGTTTGACGGTGACAACTTCTTTATAACCGCATTCCGTTGGAGTTTTGTATCTATTATCTTTATTAGCAAGGTAGTTGATAACTTCAAGAGATATATTTTTATTTGTTGCATCTTCGATACCCTCAGTTCCTGGAGATGAATTTACCTCCAAAATATAAGGCGGTTCACTCTCTCTATTTTTACTTGGAATAAAGTCAACTGCCGTCCAAATACCATTAACTGCCTTAGCGGCCAGTAATGATTGCTCAATTTCTAAATCAGTAAGTTTGATGGTTTCTGGTTTTGAACCTTGTGATACATTTGACCTAAAATCACCTTCGATAACAGGTCGTTTCATTGCAGCTAAAAACTTACCACCTAAGATATGTACTCTTACATCATATTCTGTTTTGATGTATTGTTGTGCTAATAAATCTGTGTCTTCATCTTGTTTGTGTATTAATTGTACAATAGAATCTAATGCCTTTGGACTATCAATAAACAACACACCAACACCTTTACTGCCTCGTAAAGTTTTCATAATCATAGGAAACTTTAAACCATTTTGTTCAACGATATCTACAGATTTTTCTGTGTCGTTAATCAAAACAGTTTTTGGTTCTGTCAAACCATAATCTGCAAGTCTTAATGATGTTCTATATTTGTCAGCACATACTGATATAGATTGTCTATTATTTACAACACAAACACCGGCCTTTTCTAAGATAGATACAAAATCCATCCAACTATCTTTTCGTGTAATAGAACCACGAATAATAGCAACGGTATCACCGTCTATTTCAAAACCTTTTTTATCGTCTTTGTTGTGAAACCTTCTTACACCATCAACATGAGTAGTATAACCACCAGTAAGTTTAAAAAGATAATTAGGAAACTTTAGTTTATCACATTCTTCCCTAAGTCTATCAGCAGTATGAAAAGTTTTGGCTTCTTCAGGTTCATCTGTAATAATCAGTAACCTTAAATAGCCTTTATCTTCCTTTGCTTCTGTTAAATACTCTTTAAACTTTGGTACTTGCATTTATTCACCATCTGTTTCTTCGACTTTTTTACCAATATTGTACTTAGCAGATAAAGTCCATTCTTTCTTTTCTTTGAAAGGTAATACCTTAATTTGACTTAAAGGTGCTTTGTTTTCTGCCTCGTCTTGTTTAGTAATATCAATCAAATTCCAGTCTTGAAGTAAAATAGCAATAGTATTTCTTCTTTGAATATCATTCTCAACTAATGTTGCTTTCTTACCGTCAAGGGCAAATAATTCTTTAAAATGTACAATAAAATACTTACCTTGCTTATGCAAGATATGGCATGATTGGTATAATGTTTTATCTTTTCTTGATGCGACACCTATTCGTGTCAGTGTTTCTCTAACTTTTAGAAAGTCGTCTGGCTGTTTGATAGTTACCTCTAGCATACTTTCAGGCGACCAATTAATTTCGTCACTCATTTTCTTTTTCTCCCACCTTTTTCAAGTGTTAATTTAATCTCATTAATCTGTTTATCATTTAGTATGCTTAGAGCCTCTTTGGCCTTCTCATTACTATATCCATAATACTCTTTTACATACTGTAAATTTTTCAATTTGGACTGTGATATCCACTTCCCGCCAAATCGCTTTTTCTTACGGATACTATTTATGTAAAAATGAAATTGTAACTTCTTGTCCAAGAAATGAAAGCCATTCATCTCATTTGCTTGAGCAATGGTATCATAGTGCATTGATAAACACTTATTAATGATGTAAGGTGGGTATTTTTTCTCCCATGTCAAATCATCACTATCAAGTAGTGGTTTTTTGTCAAAATTAATTGCGTTTAAATAATCTTTCAACTC